AGTATTTGATCCTCACGGTTAATACTATCCTGCATCTGGTCATTGAAGATGCTGAGACCTTGTGTGGCATTACCACTGAATTTAGCAGCCGTATTACCAAAAGCAGCCGCATCCGAACCACTTCGGATGTTTACGTTACGCCATGTAATAGGTGTAGTCATGTCCACTTCTCGATCTTTTCAAGGCCGCCATAGCCGCTCATTGAGCCATAATCTGAATCTGGGTTAGCAGCTGCGTAAGCAGTTCGGTTCAATTCACGATCTGCTATTTCATTGTTAAAGGAAGTAGCTTCTGCATTGAAATTGCGCTTAGTTCCTGCCTGAGCAAACTTGAATGCATCAGACTGCAAACCCAGGGATTTGAACATTCCGTAGATATTGGCGATTGATTGCGCGAAGCCCAGCCCCTGTCCAACTTTTTGCAGCCCACTAGTCCAATCAAAACCTGTTGGCACCGCTGGGGTGGTACCGTATTGCGTCATACTGTTTAGATAACTGCCGGGCAGCGCGGACTGGGCGGGCATGTAATTTGTAGATCCCGGCCCCTGAAGTGGCTGATACCCATAGTTAGCCATAAACGACGACGGATTATTCATCAAGCTGCTCCCTGCTGTTTCTTAAAATCATTGAACATTTGCCCTAAAATATCGGTGGCATTTCCATCTTGCGGAAGTTGTAACACGATTTCCGCAAACTCATCAATAAGATCATACCCTAATCGGCCCGGATTTTCATTCAGTGTTCGCTCAAAGAAGTTATCCGAATACTCAATGTAAGTCATTTCAGTCTGCCGGATTAGGTCCATTGGATCCAGCCAAGTTGGTGAAGGGCCTAGCATATTCCAGGCATTCTCCAACTCTTCGTACTTTTCCCGGGCCGTTAATTCGAGATCTCGTAAATCGTTTTCATACTTATTCTCCTGAACATCATGAACAATTGTGGTGGAAATAGCAAGAATGGGTTCAACAGCCTGAACAAATGCAGCAGCAGATCCCCACCCAGTTGTAGCAGTAGAGCCCCAGTTTAACCCAGCAAATGGATTACCGCCAGCCATCATTAAAGATGCGACGATAACAAAGACCGTGCCCCAGGTCCCACCTATTAAGGCACCCGTGAATGAGATCAAGAAACCTAGGGCGAATACCACGACTACATAAAGCAGGTATAACGCCAGAGCTGTACCGCCAGTGGCAGCACCTGCCATTGCCAGTATTGTTGGTAGCCACTCGTAACGCCAGGCTAATATCATGATGATGATAACAATGATGATGATTAACCACTTCCAGAAAGTTTGCTGGTACCACTTAACCTTCTGATGATCTATGAGGAAAGCAGTAGCGCATAGGGCATCCTGCAGTACCTCCTCGCGATGCATTGTCGCTGTCTCTTCCAGGGCTCCAATGTGGATCGACATCCGGAATTCTGATTCCTCTCCTGGATCAGTAGGAAACAATGGAGCATCTACATACTGAGGCCCCTCTTGGGTATTAATGAGCCACATCATACTTGGCGCCATCATGATTACTTGGGTATATGACCTATTACCATCAACATCCTGCTCTGGTTTGGTAAATACGGCGTAATCATGATACTCTCCGAGAGGTGCCGAAGCGTTATAAGGCGCTATAGCAGCGCCAGCTCCGTGTACCTCTTCAATACCGTCTGCGTAGCCAGGCTTACCCCACTGATACACCTTAGAGTGCATCTTAGGTATCCTTAATGGCTCAGTCCACCCTGGTGGCGTGTAATCACCTTCGTGAGTTACCTCGTCAATGTAAGACCAGGCATAGTAGGCCTGGTAACTTGTGCCAACCTTCGTCCAATCTGGGTTTGAGCCCTCTCCTTCCGAAAGGTGGAAGTTACTGGAAGGTTGTGCCCCGCCACTGGCCAAGAAGGCCTCGTAATCCTCTCTAGTGGTCCAGGAAGCTCTCTCATTCAGAAATTTCAGGTAATAGAATAAGAATTCCTGAGATCCACGGATTTGCGATTTGAAGGGTACAGCAAAGTGCACGAAGACGTCCCAATCATCCAATACTGCTGGTCCGGGACGTTCTCCACTTTCTATACCTTCCTCAACCGCTGCTATGTACTCTTCTTTGATTTCATACGCATCCAGAGTTAAGTCCTTCACCAGACGGTCTGTAGTTTTCTCGAGTTCGGGATCGTTTTGTTCATCAAACCATACACGGTCGTGCATTAGCACTGCGATCGGTAGATATTTCCAATCAAGGCTATCGGATTCAATCTGATCTTCTAGTATAGGATCGTCACCCGACCCTATTGTATAGATCCAGTACTCAGTAGTGCCCGGGACCATAACGGTATGATAACGCACGTATATGTAATCAGGGGGAGTAGGGTAGTCTGCGAGGGTTCCAGTACCACCGGCTGCAAGGTAATCATCGAAGAATACGGCGCTTATTGCACCCCAGTCAGCGGTCTCAAGCGCAACCTCCGCACCGACATCCCTTTCAATAGCAGCTTGGATGTTGGCCCCTTGTATATACACACTCTGATGGCTAGTCTCAGGCAGTCCGTAAACGTAACCATCCTCACGAAGAGCATATTTGATCATGCTCTTCGCACGGGCATACATATTAGTGTTGAGACCCAGTACTATGGCTTCTGCCATACTACCGTTGGCTGAGTAAGGCAGCCGGGTAGTTTGCAGCATAAGAGACTTTACAGTGTCTTCGCGGGTATCTTCTTCAAGTAGCGAGCTAGAGCCAGCATGCGCAGTGAAGATGTGCTCTGAGCTGAATAGACCCATATCATTAGGTCAACGCTTCGATGGTATCCGCCAGATTCTCAGCATCAGCTAATTTATCCTTCGTGTCGTCTCCAAGCTCAACCTGAGCTGGATTCTCCATTACAGACAACAGCACGGAATCCCAGTCAGAATATGCCTTGCTGACCTTGGTCTGAATATTGCCGGCAAATCCAATACGTTGAGCAGTCAATAGCGTAATTTGCTTGCCAATTAAGCTCAAGTCAGACGCAATACCACTTTCTGTGTTGGCTTTTTCAGTCCTGATCTTGGCCACCAGGAATTCGATTTCTTTGTCAAGCTTATCGATCTGCTTATCAATAAGATCAATCTCTGACTGCATCTTTGTAGCCTGCAGCGGGAGTAATGTCTCAAATTCAAACTCAGCCTTTTGATTTGCAAGGTCCAGCCCTCGACGTTTCTCATCGAGTAGCAGAAGACCCAGTAAGTACTGGGTCGAGTTCGCCAATGCAGTTTCCATCATTCCGAGGTACATCTGACCGTATGTAGCCTTATCAATGCGCCCGGCTTTGAATTCCTCTTCTACATGGTGCTTCATGGCAACCATGAGTTGATCAAAGACTCCCTTATCGAGGGCCCGGTTGGTGTAGGCAGGAAATGTAGTCGGAGTGTCTAGAGCTATGCCCATCATCTTTTACCTTATTGCTGTCCAGCTTGGAGAGCTTGTGTACGCGCTAATTCTGACAATTCGTCAGACGTGAGCGGATCCAGCACTTCAATAGCGTATGCATTCACCAGTCGTCCTTTGCGTATCTTGTTACCGCGGTCAGTGACAGTATGGAATATTGTGCACTGCTTTTCAATAAGCATATCATAAATGATCTTTGGAATATGATAGGGCTCCGCAGAATTGAAGGGGATATACTTCTTGAATGTACCAAGTTTGGCTGATCCAACAGATACGATCTCGCCAGGCCATTCCTTCTTCTGTGGGTCCATGGACTGAATGCGACAACGAATGAGGCGACCGCACTCTTTACGTTTTGCTCCAACACTACTGCGTCTGGCAGCAACCTCTTTATCACTCAGAGGGGCACATTCTTCCAGACTCATAATGTTATCTGGCTTTTTATTGGGATCTACAACGACGTGGGCATCGATCAGGGCTTGAATCGTTGTGTCGTTGGCATTGTGGTGATATGAGATGCCAAGTGCATCGGCTTTCAGACGTGTTTCAGTTTTCGCTTTCATGATCAAATCCTCGTCGTTTATTACAATATTAAGGCGGGGAGTCGGACATCCCTGTCCATCATTCATCCCTGTATCCACCTATGAAAAAGGAAGCCCCGAAGGGCTTCCAGGTTAAACTACTTACAGAGCGTCAGGGACTACTGGAGTTTCTACAGCACCCAGATTCGTGAGACCCTGCATTATCCAGTTATCTGTTGCCGCGTCGTAAACCAGGGTATACAGCGTGGTCTTAATCAATGCAGCTTCATTCGTTGCACCCACTACCACGTTGTTAACCTTATCACCCGCAACTGCGGAGATGAGCTCGAAATCATTAGCCCCACCGCCCAGGATACGAATAACTTTACCGTCTACTGCTGCTGGCAAAGAGATCTGCTTAGTCGCATCATCACACGTTACCGTTACATATTCAGAAGTAGCCGTAATCAGTCCAGTACCACCGCCGCCAGCGCTTGCAGTAACAGCTTCAACAGTACCACCAGCAATATGCGCAGCCAGTGCGACATTGATACCGGTACATGCAGCAATGTTACCAGAAGCTACAACACCGAGGGCCGGAGTTACCAGGGTCAAACCGGTTACCGTACCTGTAGCAGCAGTGATATCAATCGCGGATGGCACACCAAGATCTGGGGTAACCAGAGCCATGTTTGTTGATGTACATGCAGAAATGTCACCGGATGTAACTGTACCAAGAACTGGCGTAACCATGGTTAAACTGGTAGAGGTACACGCAGAGATATCACCAGAAGCAACTGTACCCAATGCGGGGGTAACAAGCGTTGCACTGGTAAGCGTTGGAGCACCGGTACAATTATCCAATACACCAGAAGCAGGCGTACCCAAGACTGGGGCGGTTAATACCATGCCAGAAGAGGTACAAGCGGAGATAACACCAGCTGATGGTGTACCAATGTTAGGGGTTACAAGAGTGGGGGATGCAGAAACATAAGTCTTCCAGACAGAGGCAGCGACTTTCTTCGCTGTTCCGCCGTTTTCAATGTAAGAGCTATCTGCATCAACAATTGGCGTGTGTGCGCCTAGTGCTGCAAGTGTACTATCAGCCATGGTGGCCTCCTTATAAAATGAAGAAAAAAATTACTTACTCGGATTGGAACCCAAACTCCTGCGGTGAGGCAGGTTTCACTAATCGCCACACCCCTGGTCCCAGCGTCTTGAAGAGGGCATTGTGTCGAAGCATCATCCCAGAACTGAAGTATTCACCATCTGGGTCTTTTAACTGAATGTCCCCATAAGCGTGCTTATCCAGCACGGTAGAGGCTTGGTTAGCCTCAGGGAACAGCAGAAAATCTGTACTAGCAGGTAATAGAAAGTCATCTATTCCATTTGGCAGTTTGAGGTTAGAACTGGAAATACCTTGAAACATTGCAACAGTATTGGTACTACCGGCAGCAATGGTAATGTCGGTCGATTCACCCGCTAAGTGGGTAGGTTCAAGAACTTGTGTCGGCATGATGGTCTCCAGAGAGAAAATGAATAAAATAAATACATCATTAGAATTTATAAAGTACTATCTTTCTTATCCTTAGTCAATAAAGGTATCCCCCAAAAAAGGGGGATACCGTTAAGTGCTAACTCAGAGAGTAGCAACCGTCTTCAGCAGTGCAATACGCTCGGGACGCAGCGTCATGAAACCGTAGTACCACTTGATTGAGTAGAACCCAATCTCGCCATACGGATCGTCACGGCTGTACGCAGTATCAGAACCAGGCTTCACGTGCTTGATTTTGAACTTGACAGTCTTACCATCGGTCTGGAAACCAACCGTGGTGAAGGAACCATCACCGACTACCAGGATTGGGTAGACGTTAACGTGACCGGCTGTTCCACCCGGGTTAGAAGACCAGTTGCAGACTTCGTCTGCAGATGAGCCAACAACGGCACCAGCGCCTTCCCAATTCATCATTTCAGGAACGATGATGAAGCGGAAGTCACCTACAGAACCGAACTCACCACGAGCCAGAGACGTCGCTGCACCATACTGGGCTACAGGGATGAATGCCTGGTTAGAGTGATAATCAGTCATGCGCATAAGCGCAGGCTGGAGTTCCGAACCGCAGTATGCGTAACGTGCACCGTTGACCACCTTCGTGTCTACCATGCGTGAGCCGGTGATCAGTTTGGTGTTCTTCGGGCAACGGTTGTTGTCAAGCTCGATTCCCAGTTTTATCAGGTCATCATAGACAACTACGTCTTCCAGGTTAGCTGCAGCGGTAGAACCGTTGAGCGTAGCTGTAGAAGTAGCATCACCAGCGTAACGTACAACACCAGCAGCGTTGAGCAAGTCAATCTGGATTTGATCTTCATTGATCTCGTTAGCAGCCTTCACAGATTCGCCTGTGATGTGCATCAGGAGGTCAGCATCGCAATCAAAGTCCATTGCTTCCTGCGTATACTCATCGAAGAAACCGAACTTCTCAAGAGTTCCGCTCAGCTCGATACGCTTCATACCAACACGATTCACACGTCCGCCAGTCTCTGACAGGGTAGGAATCTTGTTTGTAATGGTACCAACGTCTCTTGTTGAGCCGTATAAGTTGCCGTAGTCTTCAAACTCGTCACCAGTGGCTTGCGCAGTTACAGTCCAGGTCGCAGTTTCGAGAGCTGTCTTGGCTGCAGCGTAGCTAGCGGTTGAAGCCGCAACATAACCTTTCTGGATGGCCCATGACCATACCTTGAACTCGGCGATGTCAGAAGCAACACCAGAAGCAGCTGCGTGAGTCGCACCAGTCGCCATACCTTCAAAATAGTAACTCATTCCGCCTTCTGCAGAGGGAGAGACCAGGATAATGGTGTCTTTGACGATGGTAGTAGCAGCTACAAATGCAGCTTCAGTTGAAACGCCACTGGCGTCAATACCCTGATCGTTGATATTGCGATCGTCAAGGATTGGCAGATAGTGGTACCGTTTGATGGTTTTACCCATGTGTTTGGGCATAGAGGTCACGTCAGCCAACTGGCCGAAGTAGGCCTCCTTAGCTGCCTCTACCAGGGCTTTACGCTGGAAGAAGTCAGTCCGGAGATTAGAGCCTACAGAAGTGGTAGTAGTACCATTTCCATAGATATGTGGGGCTTCGAGCGCCATAATGTATAACTCCTTATACCTGAATTATTGAAAGATTACAGGACTCGCGACTTACCTTTAGCTCATTTGCTCAATTTCTTCATCACTGAAGTCACCGAGGTAGCTCTTAGGTGGCGCTTTCCCTGCGCTGGCAGTTCCCTTCGTGGGACTTGCCGCTCGTTTGCGACGTTTGCTTTCTTTAGCAGCATCGCTCTCTGATCCTTTCGAACTCTGGCTGGTTTCCTGGGCAGATGGTTCACTGGTGGTGGTGCCGGGTGCAGCGGGAGCACCGAACGCTCCTTGCTTCTGCATTGCATCACCTGTGAGCTTATATGCATCCAGGTCAGTCAGGCCCTTCAATCGCCCCATGCTACGTTCATACTGCACTTTATTAGCGATCTGATCGTAGAAACCTTTTTCCATGTGTTCATTAATAACACCGATCAGTGAAGGAATGCCCATCAGTACATCTTGACTTGGCTTGTCCCACTCTTTAGTGATCACTTGGGCAGTGCGTGCAAACGAGTCTGTACCTTTAATGCTGTCCAGAACTTCATCTAGCTCTACCTGTTGCTCACTTACTTGGTGGTCAGTGGCCTCGTAAGGTGCACCGTCCATAAGGTCCAACTCGATTGGATCGATCTCGCTGTCCTTAAGGAACTTTTTGATCGCCTCGGGATTACCTTTCATGAGGTCGATCGCAAAGTTTATCTTCTTAGGTTCAAGAAGATTGTTGTGCTCTAGGGTCTTGAGTATTCTTAGGTGCGGTTTCATTTCCCGCATCTTATTGGTGTAATCATAACCCATTTGAGCCAACCTACGCAGATCGTCAGGGCTCTCAACTTTGACGGTGCGTCCTGAGGCCTTAAATGGTGCCATAAGAGCCTCATACTGAACCTTCCAATCGGCGTCACCGGTTGATTCGTACTCCTCATCCGCTTCACCAGAGACTTCTGAAGACTGGTCATCTTCAGCGCTTTGTCTGGCAGCTTCTGAGGAATCTTCCTCATTGCCTGTGTCCGCCGACTCGTCAGTCAGGGTCGGATCTGCCTCATCAGCGTACGGATTCAAGGATTGGAATTCGTCAGCAGCACCACCTGCCTCTACGTCCCCAGTGTCCTCTTCCTCGCCCGCTGCCGCAGACTGGGCCTCACCCTGTTCACCAGGTATATTGGCATCGTTTACCGGGTCACCTTTCCCGGTCTGCTCCTCTATCGCCTTTAAAGATGCTTCCACCTCGTCTGGCGACATTGTCGCAATCTCTTCGTCTGAAAGAGCAGCCAGATCTACTGACTGCTCCTCTTTACGTTCTGTGTTAGGGTTTGCCATGGCTTACCCCAACTGCTCTGCGAGAATATCGTCTCGCGTATCTTCAAATTCGCTCATGGCCTCTTTGGCCGATTCGCCTTCCATGTGCGTATACCGACACCAGTTGGCAAACTCTCCGATCATCGCAACCCGCAGCATAATACCAGCCTTGGCTGCTTCTGCTCCTGGAGCGCTACCCAGTAACTGGGGAGCCCCTAGAAGGTGTACCTGCTGAATCGCAGACTCTTTCAAGAGACATTCCATGATCAGGTATTTGAAGTCTTTGTTCTTCTCCAGTCTGCACAGTGCTTCGTGCATCTTAACCTGTTCCTGCGCGAGTTCTAACGAAATTTCTACAGCGTCAAGCTGTTGGCTTGCTTCACTCATTGTCTATCCTCGTTGCTATGATTAGGTGGTTGAGCCGGATTGCTCATTGCCACCTTTTAGAAACGCATTTACGACATCCCTTTCCAAATTTGATTGCGCTTGTTCACCCAAGAGTTCCTTGTCTCTCTCTTGTTTGACACCAGACTCTTGTTCCACAAAGTCAAGA